TCTTGCCTCTTGCCTCCAAGCATTATTATCTATTTTGTTTTTTGCGATCAATTTCACGGAAAGCTTAGATTTTTTAGTGATGTGGAAAGGTGATAGGCAAATTAGAAATTTCATTTATTTTTTTTTCCTCCTTTTTTTATTTAATAGTTTTCAATTTTGAAATTTCAAGATTGAAAGTAAACTTTTTAAATTTTTGAAATCAAGTTATATAATTTTATTATATTTTACCATATATATAACCTATATTCAAATTTTTTTAATTTGGTGGCCGGTATAGTTTTTATGATTTGTTTATTGAATAGAGAAAAGGCAAAAATGAATAAATAAGGTATTAAATTTTAACAATTTTTTTAAAGTAATATAAAAGTATTAAACTGAGTTTATTGGCCGGTAAAATAGTTTATTTTGTGATTTGGTGGTGGGGTAATTTGAATTATTCAAATTTGAAATTTCAAGATTGAAAGTTTATTGTTATAGTGAGATATGAGATATATCTATTATTACTTAATATATATATATATAATTATTATTATAAGTAAGAATGGTAAAAATTTTGAAATTTTTAGGCCTATAAAAATTATAGCTATAAAAAATATTGACTATTTTTTATATATATGTATAATAAAAAATAAGCTATAGTTTTTTAGCAAGGTAAAAAACTAGCTTATAAAAAATCTAATAAAAAAGAGGTATTAAAAAAATGATCAATGTTAGTAAAAAAGGGAATGTTGTTGCTAGGTATGAAAAGGTAGAGATAAAAAACGTGAATGATAAAATATCGGTAACGGCTGAACATGATAAATTAGGAACAGTAAATTTAGACTATAGTTTAAACCTAGAAAAAGTTTTAAGCTTAGCAAGTCGAATGTTGAATAATGATATTAAAAATTACCTTAGGCAGTTGGGTACTGTGAGTACGAAAAAGGTTGAAAGCAAATATAACGAATTGGCCAACTTTGCTAAGTTGTCTCCGGCAGAGCAAAAAGCCGAGTTGCAAAAAATGCAAAAATTAATTGCTGAAAACAAACAAGCTTGAAAACTAAACTAGCTTAAGTTTTAACTAGCTAAAAAACTAAACTAGCTATTTATTTCCCTTGCAAAATAGATAGCTAGTTTTTTTTTATGCCTATAAAATAGATAGCTAGTTTTTTTTAGGCCTATAAACAAGTATAACTTTTAAAAGTAAGGGGTATTAAAATATAGTTTATTTTTTTTTATGGTTATTTATATGCTAGTAGCAATTATTCGATTTTCGTACTTTATGTTGGGAAACAATAAACACTATTTAACGATATTTAACCATAGTTAAGAATAAAAAACCGCCCAGCCCCCTGCCCTCAAAGACAAAGTAACCTGTTCAAATTTGAACATAAAAATATAACACTTTCATACTTTAAACAATTAAATTTGACAAATTGCCTATAATATGGTATATATAATATAACGAAAATCGTAATATTGTTACTAACAACTATTCAAACTTAAAAAATTCAAACTTAAAAAATTCAATTTTGAAAAGAGGTATAATATGCCTAAAAAAAGAGAGAAAATTTATTCCAAAGATGAAAAAGGTAGACCTATTATAGTTCAAATGACTTCAAAATATCGTGAAATAATGAGAAGGCAAGTAGTGGGACAGACTAACGAGCAAATAGCTAATGAGGTTGGAATAAGTCTTGCTACGATAAAAATTATTTCTCGTTCTCCTCTTTATATAGCGGAAAAAGAAAAAATGGAACAAACTTTAAATGAAAAGATAGTAGATAAATTAGCTCAAGATAAAATAGAAGATTACGTAACGCTAACCCTTAGAAGAGCTAGTGTTAAAGCTGCGCAAGCTAATGTAGAACTTTTAGACTCGGCTAATTTAAATATTAGGCAAAAATCTGTTTTTGATATATTAGATAGAACAGGACATAAGGCGAAAGACCATTTAATTTCAGAAGGAACTTTAAAGCTAGAAGGAGAAATTATAGATGATTTAAGAACAGCGTTAGGAGATATAAAAGATGATAACATCGGAAATGATGAACAACGCAGACCGTCTAAGAACACTGGCTAGACAAAACCTATATTTTTTATCTAGAGGAATTCTAGGTAAAGGTAAAGATGACAAAATGACCAAAAAGGTTCATATGCCTTTGTGTGGTTTTTTACAAGATATGCAAAAACATAGAAAACTAATTGTCTTGCCTAGGAGTTTTCTTAAAAGTTCTTTAGGTTGTATTATGCTTGTTATTTGGTTAATTATTAATAATCCCGATGTTCGTATTCTTATAACCTGTTATCGAATAGAAACTGCTATGCAACATCTCAGAACTATTAGACATATTTTTGAGAATAATAAAATTTTTCGTTTTTTATTTTATGATATAATTCCAGAACCTAAAACTACACAATGGTCTGACCACGTTTTAACTGTTAAAAGAGAAGGACGCTTTGGAGAAGGTACAGTTACTGCAGCAGGAGTAGGAACTAATATTATTGGCTCTCATTATGACGTAATAATAATGGACGATATTTTAACAGCTAAAAAAGATGACATGACAGGAGAAGAATTAGCTCCCAGTCAGCTTGATACTGAACGAGCCTTAGGTTGGGCTAAACTAGCTGTTTCCCTTCTCGATACTCCTCGTCTTGGTTATATGTATTATATAGGAACTAGATGGGGAACGAAAGATGTGATAGCTTATTTACTTGAACAACCTGAGGTATGGGATACTTATATACAAAATGTTTATATAGATAATGATTCTAGTAAAGGCGTTATATATCCTGAACGCTTCTCTGAGGAAGATTTAGAGCTTATTAAAAAAGAACAAGGTCCTTATATATATGCTAGTCAATATCTCTTAAATCCTCTCCCTATAGAGCTTATGGTCTTTCATCCTGAATGGATACAAACTTATAAAAAAGCTGATGATAAAGGATACCGTTATACTTACGTAGATCCTGCTATAAGTAAATCAGCTACTGCTTGTCGTACTGCTATCGTAACAATAGAAGCTATGGCAAATAAAGATATTTTTGTTCGTGAAACAATAGTTAAGAAAGGTATGCCTGTTACTGAACTTTTAGATCATATTTTTAGAATAGCTAGATATTGGAAACCAGAAAATATTATAATAGAAAGTGTGGCTTATCAAGAGGCTATAGGGCAATTAATTAAGGAAAGACAACGAGAAGAAAACTTCTTTTTCCTTATTAAAGATGATAAACCTAGTACCAAGATTTCTAAAGATGAAAGAATTAGAGCCTTAACTCCTCGTTTCGCTAATGGTCAAATTTTTATTAAAGATACTATGCACGAGTTAAGAACTGAGGCTCTCGAATTTCAAGGAGTAGATAACTCTCGTTACGTGGATACGTTAGATGCTTTAGCAGGGGCTGTTCGTATGGCAATGTATCCTGAAATATCAGAGAAAGAGAAAGTTAAGTTAGGTTATACTATGGCTGATATATTAAAAGAGCTTAGAGAAAGAAGAGGCTATCGCCTTCCTTTCGCTAAACAATATAGGGATATGGGAGTAGAAGAAGAGTTTTTAAATTAGGTAAAAATAAATTTCAAAATTTGAAATTAATATAAGGAGAAAAGAATATGAGAGCTAATCCAATAAAAGAATTCGATGGGACTAAAATAGTAAAGGCTGGAGCCTGTGGTCTTACTAGTCTCGTTCTTGTGGGAGACGGAACTAACGCAGCTATAGTGGAACTTCATGACCATGCTACTGCCGCTAGTGGGGATGTAGTTTTAAAACTAGGTGTAACTACTGAGCAACGAACGGCAGTTTACTGCCCTAGCGTATCGGATAGATACGCTAATGGAATTGTAGCTAAAGTTACAGGAGTAGGAGCTACGGCGTACGCAAGTTATGAGGTGTAGTTATGCCATTAAAAGAAGGAGCTAGTAAGAAAACAATTTCTAATAATATTTCACATTGTATAGATGTGTGGAAGAAAACAGGAAAGGTTAATGGTAAAAAGGTAGGAAAAGAAAAAGCTATGGAAATGTGTGCTGCTATGGCATATAGTACAGCACGTAAAACGGCTAAGGGCTCAGCCCTAGAAGGGTTATTAAAAGATGGCAGAAAAAACTAAAAGAGAACAATTACAAGAGTGGAAAGATAGGATAGAACTAGGTATTTTATATCAAAATGAGTATGGGCAAACAGATAAATGGGAACTTTATGAAAAGATGTATCGAAATAGGTTTAGTAGAGGAACTCTTCCTGTTAACTTAATTTTTGCTTTTGGTAAGTCTATGATACCTAGGGTATATTTTAGAAATCCTAGAGTGACATTGACAGCGTTAAAGCCTGGGTTTAGTTTAAAAGCTATTACAAATCAACGAGTTTGTAATTGGCTATTAGATGAAACAGGTATAAAAAAAGAAATGAAAAAATTAGTTTTTGATGCTTTCTTATATGGCACGGGAGTTGGGAAGATAGGTTATGATAGTGAGTTTGGTTATGATGAAGAACAAACTAATCCTATATTAGATGGACAGGGTACACTTAGTCAGTTTGATAAAAAGACAGAAGAATATTTAGAATATAATGTTAATATAAAGCCTGGGATGCCATGGTTTTTACGTATGCGACCTATTGATTTTATAGTACCTTGGGGAACACAAGATGTTTATAGTGCTCCTTGGATAGCTCATAGGATAATGCGACCTTATGATGATGTTATGGCAGACAAAAAATATGAAAATAAACAAGATTTAAAGCCTTCTAAAATAATAGCTTGTAAAGGAGCTCAAGAAGATGAAGTGTATAAAAAGCTAACAGAAAAAGAAAAATGGGTAGAGCTTTGGGAAATACGAGATGTTAAAAATAGAAAAATTTATACAGTAGTTATGGATCATCATAAGTTTTTACGGGAAGATGTAGATAGTTTACAAATAGAAGGTTTACCCATAGAAAGTTTAGTTTTTAATGATGATCCTATATCTTTTTGGTGTACTAGTGATGCTGCTTATATTGAGGCACAACAACTCGAGCTTAATGAAATAAGAACTCAGGCTCAAAAACATAGGGAAATAGATCTTTTAAAAATCTTGGCAAAAAAGAATACTTTTACTAAAGAGACTAGAGAACGTATTTTAAGTGGAGATGTAGGAGCTCTTGTAGAGATAGAAACTAATGAAGATATAAGAAGTGTTGTTACTCCTTTTATACCTCACATACCTGCAGATCTTGGCCCGATTGGACAGCAAGTTATAGAAGATGTACGACATATTTTAGGTTTTAATAGAAACACACAAGGGGATTATATGACAGGAAGGCGTACAGCTACTGAGGCAAAAATAGTTCAGATGGGGGCAGATCTTAGGGTAGATGAAAAGCGGGATGTAGCAGCAGACTTGTTAAAAGATATAGCTCGTAAATATTTACAATTTGTGTGGACATTCTGGAAAGGACAAAAGAAGGTAGTTGATATAGTAGGTCCTGATGGGATGGTACATTGGGTAGAATTTAAAGGAGAGGAAATAAAAGGAGAATATGCGTTTCGAGTAGATCCAGAGAACGCACTTCCTATAAATACAATGACTAGAAGAGAAGAGGCTAAGGAACTTTATATGATGACTCGGGGAGACCCTACACTTAATCCTGCTGAAATGAGTAAACAATTATTACAACAGTATGAGTGGTTAGAACCAGATCAATTAGTTATGCCTCAACAACAACAAGTTCCACAGCCAGGTTATGGAAATAATCCTGATCAACCTCTTCCTATTGGGGATGCGTCAGATGTTATTATGAAAAGATTACAAGAAAGGAAGGCTCAAGGCGATGCCTCTGTATAAGGTTAGATGTAGTAAGTGTAATAAAGAATTTGAAGCTTTTGCAATGATAAAGGATCGTTTAACTATTAAGTGTAGTTGTGGAAGCGGTACAACAATTGTTCCTTGTGCTACGGGTATACATATTTTTAAAGCAGACTGGTATGAGCATATAGATGAAGAACCAATTTGGATAGAAAGTAAGAAACAGCTAAAAGAAGAATGTGATAAGAGAGGATTATATGCTAAGGCGTTAGATTAATAGAAAGGAGGGATTGTATGGTAAAAGCAGATGTTAAAGTGGAAAAGAAGAAAGAACCTAGTTTTGCTGATAAAGTTCAAGCTAAAGAAAAAAAGATAGTAGTTACTATGACTGATAAAGGTCCTGAGGTAGATTTTTGGGGACTTTGGACAGGAGCGGAACTTACGATTGTTGAAAGAGCTATAAGAAGAGCTTATAGCACAAGAAAGCATTTAATAGTACGAAATAAATTAGTATAAATAAAAAGCGAAGGGAGAAATAAAATGGTTAGAAATGATAATGATCTCTTCACTCCACCTGAGGAAAATGCGCCCGTGCAAAAGAGTGATGAGGTAAAAGGCGAAGAAGGAAAACAGGATGGCGATACTCCTAAACCAGAAGAAAAACAAAAGGTCGATTATGTTCCTCGTACAGAATATGAGGCGGCGAGAAAAGAGATAGCTGATTTGAATAGTCGTTTAACTACGCTATCTGAAACTTTAGTTAATCCAGATTTTTTAGCTAGTCGGCAACAACCACAGCAGCAACCTCAGCAGCAGCCTTCTATAGGAGGGCAGGCTGATGAAAAGGTAAACTTTGATGAAATGAGTAGAGAAGAATATGCTAACTATATTACAACTAAAACAATTAATGCTGTTGGAGGTTTGGTTCAAAAGGTTATGCAGAGGCAGGAGTATGCAGAAACAAAAAAAGCATTAGATGATACTGTTAAAAAATATCCAGACTATTGGGACTATCAAAGAGATATGCTTGGTATAGCTAAAAAGTTCCCAGGGCTGGGACCTGAGGAAGTATATCTTATTGCATCAGGAAAGAAAAATCCTCCTAAACCTCCAGCAGCTCCTAAACCTACTTCTAGCGAAAGACCTGGAGTTTCTACATCTTTTCAGAATAAGCGAATGAACACTAATGAGGCAGCGGAAGAAGCTTGGAAATCTGTAATGGGGAATGGTTAAAATTTAATTATTTTAAGGAGTGAGGAAAAATGCCTCCAACTTTAACAGAACAACTTAATACGTTATGGACTACTACATGGCAGAATATGAGAACTGAGGCTATTGATCAAGTTTTTGGAGAACATCCTTTTTGGTTTTGGCTTTCTCATAAAGGAAAAAGACGCACTGAGGCAGGAGGAAGGTATATTTCTATTCCATTAAGCTATGGAAAAAATACTACCTTTACAACCTTAGGAATGGGTGGGCAAGTTGATATTACTAGACAAGAAAAATTAATGCCTACACAATGGAATTGGAAATATGCAGCTATTTCTGTCATAAGGTATTGGATAGAAGGATTGCAAAATAGAGGAAAAGCTCAGATAATGAGTATTATGAAAAATGAGTTAGAGAACGCTAAACTGTCTATGGCTGAAAGGCTTGAGGAAATGTTATATGGAGATGGGACAGGAAATGGGGGAAAAGATTTTGATGGCTTAGGAAACATTGTAGCGATTGATCCTACTACGGGTACAGTAGGCGGGCTGAATTCTGCGACTTATGATTGGTGGAGAAATAAAACCAAGAATATGAGCGGAGAGCCTATGTCTACTTACCTAATAACTAGAATGAGAACTATGTATAATGATGTTTCAAAAGGACAAGGTAGTGGGACTCCCGATTTCTTACTAACTACTCAAACTATTTTTGAATACTATGAGTCTGAGGTACAAGAACAAAAACAGATTGTCAACCAAGCGTTAGGTGATGCTATGTTTGAGACTGTTAACTTCAAAGGAAAACCTGTAACTTGGGCAGAAAAATGTCCTAGTGGTAGGTTATTCTTTTTGAATAGCAGACATCTTGAATGGGTAGCAGACCCCGCAGCAAATTTCTATATGACAAAATGGAAAGAAATGGCTAACCAAGTTGATGATGCTGTTGCTCAAATTGCCGTAGCAGGAAATTTAGTTTGTAATAACAGACAACGGCAAGGTGTGATATATAATATAGATGAATAATCCTTAGCTTTCAAGCCAATGAAGGCTCAGAGATTAGCGAAACTAATTCGAAAGGATAGGTAAAATAAAATGCCAAATATTGTAATTGCTGATGGAGGATATCCTATACAACAGGGTATCTATGAAGAAAGTGCGACTCAGAAGGCTGAGTTAGGAAGAAGACTTCAATTTCATGATGGTAGAGTTTTTAGATATACTCTTAATGGAGCAGGATCTATAGGCAAAGGTAAGGCTGCTATAAGTCCAGCACTTGTTGCTAATAACTTAGATGAGGTACAAACAGGGTATACTCTGAAAGTAGGACAAAAGAATGTAGAGGTTAAATTAACTACTGCTCCTGCTAGCAAAACACATTACCAAGATGGTTTTTTGTTAGTAAATGATGGTACAGGAGAAGGACAAATTTATAAGATTAAAAGTCATGATACAGGAGATGATCCTTGTAAAATTGAATTGTATGATCCTATTAAAACAGCTACTGAGGTAACTTCTGAAGTTAGTTTGATACCTAATAAGTATAATGGAGCTATAATATTAAATAATAATGATGGGGCTCCTACAGGCGTACCTGTAGGAATTCCTCTTATTGATATTACAGCAGCATATTATTTCTGGGCTCAAACTAAAGGTTATGCACCTGCTCTTGTGGATACAGGAGATACTATTGTGAGAGGCAATCCTGTCGGAAAACCTCATACTCACGCTGTTGCAGGAGCTCTTGGTACTGTTAAGAATGACGGTACTGATGTTGTTTGGGGAAGAGTGGTATGGGAAAGTGCTGCAGATGAATATGCGTTAATTGATTTGTGTTTAGAATAAATTAAAAGAGGAGAGAGGGTAAACGGAACGCATCTCGACACCTCTCTCTCCTCCCAATAATTAGTATGAAATAAATTTCAAATTTTGAAATTATTTTTAGGGAGGAACGTAAGATGGCTTTAACAATTAGTTTAGATATGCCTAAAAAAGAGCGTATCGGAAGAAGTATGTATTTATTGAGTGGTACGATTGCTTTTGATGATGATTACCAAACAGGAGGTATGGACGCTTCAGGAATAACAAAATATTTTAAAAATTGTTTAAGACTTATATGTGATGGTAGAAGTGGGTATATTTTTGAATTTGATAAGAGCAATAAGAAAATAAAAGTATTTCATCCTACTAGAATTAATGCCGCCTCAGGAACAGTTAATGATAGTTTAGGTTTTGCAACAGGAGAAAATACTCTTAATGCAGAAAATGCTGCCAGAGATATTTCAAACGCAGGTAAAGAGGTCGCAGCATCTACAAATTTAAGTAGTTTAACAGGCGTTAGTTTTATTGCGATAGGAGTTTAATATGGCATTAAATAGAAGTGCTTTAATTGAACATGCAGTGTGGGCTACAGGAAATAGAGATGATATAGGGGATAAAGTTAAGGTATGGTTTAATTGGGCTCTTCGTAGAATTGATAGGATGTGTGATATTAAAGGATTAGAGGTTAGGGCTACAGCTAGTACGGTAATAGATCAGAAAGTTTATGCCCTACCTTCTGATTGTAAGTATGTAGAAACATTACGAGTTTTAGATGATACACAAAGTAAACTTCTTAGGTTTGTTTCGGCTAGAGAGTTTGACCAAGCACATCCTTATCCTGAAGGAAATTCTACTGAAAAACCTTTAATTTATGTTCCTTATGAAACAACTTTTGAGCTTTATCCTATTCCTAATGCTGTATATACTTTATTGCTTAGGTATTGGAAATGGCAAGATGATTTAGAGAATGATACTGATTTTCCTGAAATTAGTTATGCGGATGATATTATAATTAAAGCTCTTATTGTAGAGATATGGGAACAACTGGAAGAGCTTCAAAAGAAACGAGATGCTTTAGATAATTTATATCTTGGGTTACAATCTCATAAATATGTAATGAATTTAAGACCAGATTGGACAGAACAAGCTAGAGGATTTACACAAAAAGAAGGCAAACCTTTAGATTATTTGACTAATCCTTTTTATAGAGGAGATTAGTTATGTCTATATGGACTAAGATAGATAATCCTACAACAGAATGGATAAAACTTCCTTATCGAGGAGCAGGATGGTTTCAATCTAAATGGATAGAACAACCTTGGTTTGGAGAAATAACTAATCCTTTATGGGTTTGGACAGAGTGGACTAAGATAGATAATCCTATTACGAATTGGACGGTAGTATGATGTTAAAAAAATTTTTAGTAGTTATAGGAATAATAGCTATTGTTACAATGATAGCTTTTGCACAAACAGGTAGTTATACAACACATGGATATTTTTATTTACCTGATTATGGTGCGTATGGGTTAGATGAATATAATGAATATAATACCTATATGGAAATAGCGGATAATCAGATACAGGATAATAAAGAGTCTATCGAAGCAATTGAGGCGGATTACCTCGTAGCTGCTGACCTTACTGACTATTACACCAAGCTTGAGATAGATGCCTTTAATTATATTACTACTGCAGAGGCAGTAGCTGCTATTAAAGCTGACGTTGATTGGAACGCTACCGAATGGGATTTAGCCTATGGCTGGGGCGATCATTCACTTGAAGGTTACCTTACTACAGTAGCCCTAAATGATATAAGTGATGTTGATACTACAGGAGTTGCAAATAATAAGATACTGAAATATGACCTTGGTACAACCAGCTGGATTATCGCAGATGATGAGGATACAACTTATACCTCAAGTGATTTTACTCATGATGACCTGACTGGTGTTACAGCTAACGAGCATATAGACTGGACTATCTCCCAATCTCCTACTGTAATACATTCAGATAACTATACTGATACAGATACTGATACTTTGATAGGATTGACTGATACTCCAGCAAATTTTGATGATACTAAATTCCTGAAATCAGGAACTACAAGTGCTACATGGGAAGCTTTAACTGAAAGTGATATAACCGATTTAGGAACTTATTTAGAAGACATTACAAGCGAAAACTTTGCCTCTTTGTCTGATATACCAGCACATCCAGCAGCTGATAATAAAATATTAGAAACATTGGCTGGAGGAACTTATCAATGGATTGATACGCCTTCTGGTAATGGCGGAGGTGGTGCTACTACCTTCACAGGCTTAACTGATACTCCTGCTAATTATACAGATGCAGCAGGAAAGTTTGTCAAAGTTAATTCTACTCCTGACGGCTTGGAGTTTTGGGATGGTAGTAATATTGCTATGACTGATGGGAATGAAACGGTTAGTGGGATTTGGGCTTTTACAAATTATTCAGTTATTGGGAGATTCCACGATGTACCTTCATATAGTCCTCAGTTACAATTCCATCGTGCAAGAGATGGCGACCCCACTTATATTGTACAGACAAACGATGTTTTAGGGGAACTTGTATTTTATGGGGCAAGAAGTGAAGGAATGGCTTTAGGAATAGGTGCGTCTATAAAAGCAATCGCAGATGGGGTTTTTGCGACAGCAGATTATCCAACTCGAATTGAGTTTGCAACTGTTCCTGATGATAGTTCCACTCTTACTACTCGCATGGCAATAGACAATGCTGGCAATATTAAAATGGGTGACGGGGCATGGACTAACTATGTAAATATTTCTAATGCTGGGGCATTGACATTAGAAGGTACAGCCAATATAGAAGGCGTTAACGCTACCGAATTTGGTTATTTAGATGGTGTAACGAGTGATATACAGACACAGCTAAATACTAAAATTGCAAACGTTGTAGATGATACTTCTCCTAAACTGGGCGGTAATTTAGATGGTGACAATAAAAGATTAACCAAAACAGGTACAGTTGAATTTAATGGGCTTTACGATAATGGCAATTCTGGCAGCTCTATAACTATAGATTGGCAAAAGGGACAGTATCAGGAAGTTACAGTATCAGCTAATACTGTAATCAGTTTTAGTAACGCTTTTGTGGGAACGATTACTCTAAACCTGAACTATGGTGGTGCTTACACAGTAGACTTTAATGCAGGCTATACGATACAGACCGAAGGTGGAACTGCTTTAAGTTTTACTGAAACTAATGGTGCATTTGATGTGGTGAAGATATACTACTACGGAACAACGGATACTTATGTGGTGGGGGTATTAGCTGATGTTAAATAAATTAAAACAATTAATAATACCAGTAATAATATTTGTTTTGTTATTCAGCCTATCGGCAAGTGCGGACATGGAAGGTAGTGGAACATCTGGCGACCCTTATATTATAACTAATGCTACTGACTTGAAGAATGTTGAAAACGATATGAGTGCCTATTATGAACTTGCCAATGATATTGATTTAGATGGCGATAATTTTGAGCCTATCGGCTATGCTTCATGGTCAGGATTTACTTCTTTTACAGGGCATTTTGATGGTAAAGGGTATAAAATCTATAACGGCTCTATTGGTAGTGAGGGCGTTGATTATTCGAGTGATAACTATATTGGTATTTTTGCACGCAATAATGGAACTATATCAAACGTAGGTAGTGAGATTGATGTTAGTGGTAATTATTATACAGGTGGTCTTGTTGGGTATAATTATGATACTATCCAAAATTGCTATGCCTCAGGAAGCGTTAGTGGTACTAATAATATAGGTGGTCTTGTTGGGTATAATAGGGGTACTATTCAAAACTGTTATGCTACAGGAAGTGTTAGTGGTAATAGTCGGGTAGGTGGTCTTGTTGGGTATAATTACCAAGCGAAAATAGTATACTCCTATTCTACAGGCAAACCTTCAGGTATTTCTTCCGTAGGCGGTTTTTGTGGGTATAGAACTACTGGCGGTAATTACGAAGACACTGAAAACTACTGGGATACTGATACATCTGAAACTACATCATCTGCGATGGGAACAGGAAAAACTACCACCCAAATGAAGGATATTGATACCTTTGTTGGCAACTGGGATATGGTTGCTATTGGCGATTACGTTGATGAAGATTGGTTTATTGATGACGGAAATGATTATCCGAGATTAGGTTGGGAGTGGGAAGTATTAGATGTAGTAAATGTCTTATTTTTATTCAGTAATTTTTAAGGGAGTGATAACGATGAAGGAATATATTAAACAAAGTGATTATGATTTAAAAGTACGAGAAACAAAGACTAAAGAAGATGTTTATGGTTATGATTGGTTACTCAATAAAAAAGCATTGCTTGAGCAGAGAAGGGCAAAAGTATTAGCAGAGATTGATAATGAGTTAAGCTGGGTGAATGGTATGATAACTGAGGCTGATAAGTTGGGTATAAAGGAAAAACCTAAAGAAGAAGAAGAAAAAGAATCCGTTGTTAAAGAGGGATAATTATGGAAATGGAATTGATAACCAAAATAGCATTATTTATAGCTTTTTGTATTATAGGCTTGTTCATGGGGGCTTGTTCAAAGAGACCAAAACCTCCTGACCCTGACCCAGAGCCTGAACCAGAAAAAGAATGGAAAGATTTCTTTCCCAGAAACTGGAAAATACCTGTTATTGACTGGGGCAACAAATGGCGTAAAAGAGCTTTCGGGAGTCCTTTATGGCTGGAATATGAACAGAAAGTAGAAGGGTTATACAAACAGGTAGACAGACCTTTTGATGATACAGGGCTATCTCGAATGCTTATGTTAAAACTTCCTGATGGCAGGTACTTATTTAAATGGACAAGTGACATGGATATATGGGGAGTAGAAGACTATTGGGCTACTCCGCCTGAGTTTCTTGTATTTAAAGACGCAGATGGTAACGAAAATCCGAACGGATTGTATCGAGGGGATTGTGATGTATTTGCAGGTATGAATTGTGATATCTTATATCGAATGATGAAATATCCTCTAGTGTGGTGGCTTGAAATATACTGGCAGAGGCAAAGTGGAGGAGTCTGGAGAGGTTTGGGTCATGCTATTACAGTATATAAAAGGGAACTTGAAGATAACTTTAGAGTCTTTTGTAATCAATCTTGGGTAGGTATGAACTATGGTTATAAAGATATAGAAGATGTTGTTCAGTTATACGTACCGACTAAAACATTACCTGATAATTATAACTTGCTCTATGTCAAGGCAAGACATCCTTTAACTGGGAAGCTGCTCTGGCAGATACAAGGGAAGGATTGGGCTTAATGGATAGTATTTTAATATTTCTGGCAATTTATTTCGGGGTATTCCTTTTAGGAATATTTATTAAGCAATAAGGAAAGGTGGTTTTTATGGAAGTAGTAACAGATGTAATATGTAATGTAGGCTTCCCCATTGCCGTAGCAGTATATCTATTAATGCGGTTAGAGCCGAAGGTGGATCAAATGAATAAAAATGTGAAACAAAGTGAGAATGCTATCTTATCACTGGTTGAGATTGTAAAACAGGATGTAACTAATACCAACAAGAACACTGACGCTGTAAAGGATTTCACTAAGTCAATTGATGACTTAAAGCATGAAATAAGGCGGTTTAATAATGGCAGTAATCAAAGATGAAGCCTTTTTAGAATTTGTTCAATTTGTGTTTAAATGGGAAGGAGGATATGTCAATGACCCTAATGACTCAGGTGGAGAAACTAAGTATGGAATTACAAAAAGATGGTATCCTCATTTAGATATAAAGAACTTGACTAAAGAAGAAGCTATGGATATATATTATAAAGATTATTGGTTACGAGCAGGTTGTGATAAAAAGTTTTATCCTTGTAACTTATTAATGTTTGATACTTCTGTTCATATGGGTATTTTTAGAGCTAAACAAATAGCAGAGGCTAGTTTATCTTGGCAAGATTTTATTCTCAGAAGAATAGAATATTACACTAAAATACCTAGTGCTCAATATTATTTAAAAGGTTGGATTAATCGTTGCCTAGGCTTATGGAAAGAGATTAAAAGCAAAGGAGGCCATTAATATGAGTACAATTTTTTATTGGCTCTTAGGAGGGGCTCAAATAGTTGTAATGTTTTTTTGGTGGGTAGGATTAATATTAAAATAGAAAGGAGGGAGTTCTATGACTAATATATTAAAAGGCATTCTTAAAGATTTGCTTAAACAAGTATCACCTGAAGTACGAGATATGTTAAGAAAATTTATGGTAGAGTGGAAAGCAAGTGCAGCAGAAACACCTAATTGGTATGATGATTTACTTGTAGATTTTATCTGGGATATCTTAGGTTTTAATGAGTAGAGGTGGAAATAAATGGCTAAACAAAAATTTAGAGAGTTTGATATAATACCTATATATGCCCCCGTTAGTGGTCTAGCGGGGCATGTACCTTCTACTATGTTAAAACCTCAGTTTTGTGCTGATTGTTTAAATGTAAGGTTTAAAAATGGAGAAGTTAGAAAACGAACAGGCTATGTAGCTTATGGGACAGGAACAATAACAGGAGTGCCTTTAGGATTTTTTAGATATCAAAAATGGGATGGCACTGAATATACTATATTGGCTACTACAACAAATGTTTATTACTTAAACGCAGGAGCTTGGGATAGTATAGCTAATAGTCTTAATGGTTCAGTAGATAGTCGATGTAGATTTATGAATATTCAGGATAAACTTTTATTTACTAATAAAGTAGATGGAATTGCAGAATGGGATGGGATAACTTGGCAAGCTATTGCAGGTGCTTCTGATTATAAAACAGGACTTATATTACCTCATTCCTTTAGAGTTGTAGCTTTTGATATGGTAGAGAGCGGTAATCCTGTACCTATTAGAATGAGATGGTCAGATATAGGAGATTATAGTTCTTGGAGTTCAAATAGTTTTATAGATTTAACAGAAGGAGCTGGAGCTAGAATAGTAGGAGCAGAACCTATTTATGATTATATAGCAGTTTATAAAGATTATTCTATTCTTATGATTAATTATATAGGAGGTACTTCTATATTTTCGCCTAATGTTCATATACATAATATGGGTTTAGCCGCTCGAGATGCAATAGTTAATTTACACACACATCATGTTTTTCTGGGGTGGGATAATGTATACGCGTGGAATGCTGGTTGGCAATTACAAGAAATAGGTAACGCTATAAAAGAAGAACTTTTTTCTGAGTTAAATGATGATAATATAGGTAGATGTTTTATGATACATAATTCTAAAGAAAAAGAAATACATTTATTTACTCCAATTGCTACTGATAGTTATCCTACTAGATTTTGGACCTATAAGTATGAAATATCTCAAGAAGAAGGTATTCGAGGAGTGTGGAGTAAAAATGTTTTAGCATCTACTAGCTGTGGAAATAGTGTAACTATTGGAGGAACAGAAAGAAGTCTTTTAGGATTAAGTAATGGAACAATAGTTCATTATGATTATACTAGCTTAAATGATATAGCTGAAGCTATAGCTAGTTATTTTGAGACGCCTGATTTTGTAATTAGTGAGGAAGAATATATTTTAGAAAAAGAAACTTTTCAAGGACTTAGTGTTGAGGCTCAAGGGCACAAACTTACTTTAAACTATTCTAAAAATTTAGGAACTACTTATACAAGTTTGCCTGAAAAAACTTTACAAAGTACTACTAATTATAATCAAGAGGATTGGTTTTTTAAAGATCAAGGTTCCCAAATGCGTTTTAAATTTACTAATAATAATGCAGGAGAGACTTATAAGTTTAGGTTTTATGCCTTAAAACTTATACCTAAGGAGGCACTTAAATGAGTTACTATTTAGAAGATCAATATAAAGCTGACCCAAGTAATCCTATTCAACAAAGTCTTTCGATAAGAAGAAATTTTAAAATGCTTTTTGAAAAACTAAATAATACTATGGCTGTTGTTAATAACCTTGTAATTAGGAATAATATGGTATATACTTATATTGAAAGTGTAGATGATACTAATCCTTTTGTTATAGATTTTTTAATCCCAAGTAACGCTGTTTTAGTTTCAGCCAAGTTAAGTCTGAAAGGAATACCTTTCAGGGCGTACTCAAAAGCTGCGAGTAGTGGAGGAGGGTCTACGAGTGGAAGTGGGGGAGGTACTTCTCTAACAAGCGGAATTAATGGTAGAGGGCATGTCCATCAAATTACTATAAATGATGAGTCTATAGGGGCAAACTATTATGCTGTTTATGTATATCAAAGTGGGGCTACCAGATATTTAGCAGCTGATAGTGGACAAGGACAAATACGTCCTTATATAGGTCCAGAAAGTCAAGACCATACTCATAATGTTTCTATTTCAAATCATACTCATAGCACTCCAAACCATACCCATGACTTAACATTTGGTATCTATGAAAGTACGACACCTAATGAAGTAAAAGGATTTTATGACAATGGTAGTGGTTTTGGAACAGAAGATAGTTACGGAAATGCACCTGATACAACTACTCCATGGGATATTAAATCAGAATATAATATAACAGATAAGTTTAGTGGTACAGGATGGAAAAGAATTAAATTAGAAAGTAGTCGCTTAGGAAAATTTAATATTTTATTAATTATAGAATTAGACATTACGCCTACGGCGTAGAAAGAGAGGTATGTTATGAATCCTTTAATGTTATTATTAGCAGTAGGTGGAGGTTTAGTAGGAAGTCTTTTATCAGGAGCAGGAAAAAAGCAAACAGAAGAACCTGACAAAGAGGCACCTGGCTATTTAGGGGAGTATCCAGGAGGTATGCACGCAATAGAAACTTTAACTCCTCAACAAAAAGAAATTATGAATCAACTTATGAGTTATATGATGCCTAGATTAGGATTGTCAGGGCAAGCTTTTGGACAAAATCCTGCGGGCACTACAGCTCAACCGACAGGACAACCGACAGGACAAATTAATCCTTTGACTTCTATGTTAGGAGTAGGAAATTATGGTACCCCAAGGAGGTGAAATAAATGGCAAATTTAACATGGGTAGGGCAAGATTACTATTGTCCTCAAGACCCTTCAAAAAATAGACAAAGAGGTTGGTATTATGGAGGACAGTATACAGGGATAGCAGACTATGTTAATCCTGCAACAGGTAAAGCGTATACTATTCAAGACTTTAGTGGAGGAAGTACTCCTACTCAACCTGGAGTTGCTCAACCAAGTGTTCAACCTGTTCAACAAGCTAGCCAAAGTGCTGTAAATTGGCCTTATCAAAATACGACATATACACACACATCTCAACTTCCTGTAGACCAATATGGTTATAATCAAGCTCAAATTGCTAATATGACTCCTGAAATGTATGTAGGAATTTATGGAGGAACATTAGCTCAAGCTCAACAAGCTATTAGTAATGCTGCAGGCTGGTCTCAACTAATATCTCCTATAGGAGGAGGACAACAGCCAAATTTTAATGTACCTGCCGCTCAGCCTGCAGGTGGAGATATGACTCCTTACTTTCAAGCTGGAGAAATGTTAACAGCTCCTATGTCAAAGTATGAACAAGAGGCTCTTGATATGATGCAACAACTTATTCAGGGGATTATTTCTGGAGAACCTATTGGACATGACCCAACACAAACTCCTCTTGGGCAACAGGTAGAAAGTACTCTTATGAGTCTTTTGTCAGGAGAATTTCCAGAGGAATACTTTCAAACTAGTATAGCAGATCCTACTAGGTATGCCTTTGAGGAAGAAGTTAGACCTGCTATTAAAGAATCTTACGCAGGACCTGGTACTTATTGGAGTGGAGCTAGAGCAGAAGAAGAGGCTAAAAAACATAGTGAAATGGAAATGGGATTAGCTGCAATAAGAGGAGAGCTTGGACATCAAGCAAGGCAGTTAGCCTTGCAAGCTATTGGACCAGCAAATGAGTTTTTGAAACTTCCAATGGAACAACAAATAGCACAGCTTGCTAGTGTAGGAACTTATATGGAAGCAGCAGCTCTTCCTAGACTTATAAAACAACATGCTTTAGATATAGCCTATCAAGAGTTTATTAGAACTAGACCAGAGAATCAACCTTACTTACAAGCTATGTTAAGTATGTTAGGAATACCTATGATGGGAACTTATGGAGTAGAAGAACAACCTGGACCAGGAGCTCAGGTAGGAAATCTTATAGGATCAATATTTCCTTTAATTTTGCAAAAAGCTTTTGGTTTATAGGTAAAATAAATTTCAAATTTTGAAATTATTATTAGCATGAAAAGAGGTGAATAAAATGCCAGTACAACATTTAGGAATAATACCTGGGAAAAGAGATCCTTTAGCAGATTTACTACAAGGATTGAATACAGGAATTTCTCAAGGTATGGATTGGATGCATACACAAAAACAATTAGGTTTACAAGAAGAACAATTAGGTTTACAAGAAGAACAATTAAATTGGCAACGAGAACAAGCTGAAAAAGAATGGTTACATTTAAGCAGTGAAGATAGATTAAAAAGACTTACTTCTTTACATCAAATGGCTCAGCTTAATCCTGATGCAGCTGATATGCTTTTAGAACATTTAGTATCTAAAGAAGATGCTTTTGTTCAAGATGCATTAGACATGGGATTTATAACTAAAGATAGTTTAGCTAGACAGGGTTTTCCAGATTTCTTACCTGAAAGTCAAGAGCCTATGTACAAATGGACAAATTTAGGAACAGCTGGTATTGATTGGCTAATACAAAAAGATGGAAATAATCTCATTTTGATAGATCCTAATAACCCTGATAATGTTCATAGGAAACAAATAAGTGAAGATACAGAATATAAATATTTCCAAGATGGTTTATATGTAACAGCTGTTGATCCAAAAACTAATGAACAAGAGGCAAGTTTTACAATTTCAAATCCTAAGTCTATAATTAAAGATACTAAAGTAGATAATAATACTATAGTATATGAAATTACTCCCGATGGTCAAGTCAATACCTTAAAAACTTTTGTAGGATCTCCTGTTACAGATTATGAAGATACTCAAGAATATAAACATTGGAAAATGAAAGATGATTACTTTAAAGCTGCATGGAACAGAGCAGGAGTAGAATTATTTGGACATGAAGTATGGGCTGATCCAGACTTCTTTAGAGCTATGTCAGAAGAACAAAGAACTAGGTTTAGGGATCAGCTAGAACATGACCTTAAACTTGCGACTTATCCTAATGGAACAAGAATGTGGACAGATGAAGAGGCGATAACAAGAGCTAGAACAGGAACTATTAGACAAACAGAAACACATGAAACAGTTCTTAATCTTATTAAAAGAGCTGAACAAGCAGATGCTCATGAACGACATTTAATAGCTATGCGAATAGAAGAAAATCCAGAATATGCAGAAGTAGCTAAAACATTAGGTTATTGGGATCATGAAACTAATAAGTTTACTTTACAGCCTGCTGCATGGGAAGAAGTATATGATACTATGATAGAAGGAATAAAAAATCCTGAAGAGTTTTTAGAAAAGATTCCTTCTGATATACAAGATAAAATGTTTGATATGTATGGAGGTAGTAGAGGAAACTTAGAAGACTTATGGGAAGGTATTCAAGGAGCAGGTAAGACTATAACAGATGTTTTAGAAAATTTATTTAAAGGAGTTCGATTAAAAGAATCTGTTCCTACTACATCTCCTAAACAAGAAAGTACTGAGGCTCAACCTAAAGCAACATGGGATAATTCTTTATTAACTCCTCTAATAAATCAAGGAGTAGAAGAAGTAAGAGAATTTTCTAAAGAAAATCCTAACTATATTTCTAGTCTTAAAATGAAATTTAAGAAAGATAAAACATATGATGGTCCAATTAATGAGGAATGGACAGAAGAATTTGAATATGCTTTACGCTTACTTATTAAACAAGACTTAGAAAGGAGATAATAATGTTTATACCAAAACCTAAAAATAAAAAAGAGCGGGTAAAAAGAGGGACTCCTCTTATGCACTTTCTTCAGCCTCTTTTAGAGCGTAGGCAAGAAGACCCTACAGAACCTGTAGAGCCTTTAGGGATGTTAGGACAAATGCTTAACCAAGGACAAGGAATGCCTCCTATGCAAGGGATAGGAGCTCCATTTTCTATGAGACAAGAGGAAGGAGCTCCTATGGGAGGCCTAGCCCAACTTTTACAAAGGGAAGGAGATGTACCGAATGTACCAATTCAAACAGGATTCAACCATACAAGACCTATTGAAAGAGCTCCAACAACGCAAGCTCAAAGAAGAAACTTCTAAAACAATGGAATTTCCCGTAAAACCTGAGGTGGATATACGAGAAAAAATAGCCTTACTTCCTAAAGAGGAATTACCAGAAGTACCTAAGGTAGAACAACAAGAGGTGGTAAAAAAGAAACATCTTTTTGGACCTCAGGATTTTATGAACTTGTTAGAAGAAACAAATGTTTTCACTCCAGAACAGCTTATTCAATTTGGTTATGAAGGAGAACAGGCGTTCATGCAAGATACTTATAAGTTTATGCCTTCTGTAGATGACTCAGAAATTACTCAGCTTTATAAAGAATGGCTAGAAGATCCTGACCAATTTGATGATCTTAAACTATGGGATAGAATATCAGGTTCTTTATTTGGACAAACTAAACAATACTATACTGCTATTCAAGAATTAATGGCTTATAGCATAAAAGAAGGAGCTGACTTTGCAGGTCTTACAAAATTATCAGAAACTTTTGATGAAATTTATCAAGACTTAGCTAAAGGAGATGCTCAGTTTAATGATTATATAAAACATCGAACTATAGAAGGATGGGACAAAGATACTACTTTAGAAAAGATAGTTCATAATGTAAATATGATGGCAGAGAGTTTAGGTTTTTATATAACTGTCTCAGGAGCTATTAAAAAAATAATTGATACAACAACACCTTTAATGAGTGCTGCAAAGGCTCCAGGTTATGCTCTTGTGAGTCCTTTAACAGCTGGAAGTATGGTTTTAGCAGGACAACTTAAAAATATACAACTTATGAAAGGCTGGTTTACTACTTTTGCTACTCGTTTTCTTACTACCTCAGGAGAACCTAGTGAAAGAGCTAAAGGAGCTACATTTACTTTAGCAGCAACTATGACACCTTTTATGACACAAATCTTAGGACAACATATTCCTGGAGTATCTAATATACCAGCATCTGTCATAGACTCAGCACTAAATATGTTATTAAGTTCTAATTTTTACAAAGAGGCTTTTGGGAATGCTAAAACTGTTGGAGAATTTTTAGAAAAAGTAGTGCCTCAGTTAACAGCTGATATAGGAATGGCTCTTCAAACTAGATACTCTCCTGAAGTTATGAATAAAAAATATGTAGAAAAATTTGTAGATAGACATGCAAAAATGTTAGATATCACACCTAAAAAATATAAAGAAATGCTAGACAAAATACATGATACATGGAAAAAATTAGGTTATGAGTTACAAGACGCTGATTGGATTCCAGGTCATGTTACTTTATACAAGATAGATGAAAAATTTTATAATACTGAACTAGCTCGTTTATCTCAAATGCCTTTAGATAGTTATCAATCTGTTGGTAAATTAGGAGATTTTTTAAGGGGCACTAATACTAGACATGCTTTTCAAGATATATTAGATACACAACTTATGATAGCTAATAAATTTACTCATAAAGGAATAGAATATACGTTAGGTATGGGGAATGATGTAGATGGAATAGCTCTTTCTGGGATATATCATAAAGATGGAAAGCCTCTTATTGTATTAGGACCAGGGATTCCTAAAGGTGATCTTCCTTACGTTTTAGCACATGAAGCTTTTCATGTAAAAGATTTAGTAGGAGGTTCACTAAAAGATATTCCTAAAAGAGACCTTACAGATACAGAACTTAGAATTTTTCATCATGAAGATAAAGTAGATTTGCGAGCTCGAGATATGTTAAGAATAGATGATATAGCTATAGATAAAAAACCAGCAGAAGATCCTACTGTTCCTAAAGAAATAAGTATGGAAGAATTTATGCGATTAGAAGGAATTCCTTATGAAAAAATAATAACTCAAGAAGTACAAAAAACTTCTTTCTATCAAGCTCATGAAAACTTAAAAGACTTACTTGCTCGTAATGATATAAGTTTAGAACAAAAATTTAGTTTAAAAACTAATATAGAAAAATTAGGAAATGAGTCTGTATCACAAGCACAAGTTAGGAAATATATTAATCTAATAGAAAAACATAATTTACATCAATTTATTAAAGAAAATCCTAAGGCAGAACAAGATTTTAAAACCTTATTACAAGTAATAACAGGTAAAGATGATATAAAAGAAATGACACAAATAGAAGCTAAACAATTATTAGATACTTTAGATAACTGGACTACTATGCAATTTAAAAGATTTTTAAACACGGCTTCTGATATAGGTATAGACTATAAAAGTTTTTTAGAAACAATTCCTAGCTTTCAAAATGTTAGCTGGTTTACTTCTAAATTTGCTCCTATGTATTATAAAATTCAACACATGGGGGAAGGAGTAGTAGGTAATGTATATTGGCCAGCCTTTAAAGCAGATGTAAAAAGAATGGAACTTTTAGAAAATATTACTAAAGAGGCAAATGCTCATTCTAAAATACTACGAAATATCCCAGGCTCGAGAGGAAGAGTATGGCGTTTTGTTAATAATAGTTTAGAAAAAGGAGAACGATTAACTGTAGCAGAACTTGAAACAGCTAATTGGTTAAAAAGAAAATTTGAATGGTTTGCCGATGAACTAGGACTTTCTAAAGAATTCAGGAAGCCTCATTACATTACTCATATTATGAATGATGCTTTTAAAGATATTATAGGAAAGTATCACACTCTTCCTAATGATATGGTAAAAGCTTTAACATATGGAATAGGACCTTCTGAAATTAAAATGCCTTTCTTAGAAAAAAGAGAAGGATTAAAAGACGCATATTTAAAACAAGATTGGCTAGCATCTTTACAAGCTTATTCAGCTTACGCAGCCAGAAAAATATATTTTGATCCTGTTATTAGAAATTTAGATTTGTATTATGAATTTATGCCTGAACATTCTCGAGAGGTAATACAAGGTCTTAAAAAACGACTTACAGGAAATTTAAGTGCTGATGATAAACATCTTAAAGATGATATTAGGGGACTAGGAGAAAAAATAAGTAAGATTAAAGGACTTGAACCTTTAGGAGAACTACTAACTAAAGGAAACGTGTGGGGAAACATTTCTCATTATTTTGCAGGTCTCATGCATATGACTTACTTAGGTTTTGTTCCAAGAGCTGTTATTCGTAATGCTTTTCAATCTAATTTAACTATTGCTATGGTAGGAACTCAAAATTTTATGGATGCAGCTGCAATGTTAACTACATCGGAAGGAAAAAAATTATTAGAAAATTGTTACATGAAACTATCTAGACATTATGCTTATGCTCCTGAAATGATTAATGAAGGACAAAAAAATCTACTAGAAACAATACAAGCTGCATCGTTACTTGCTTATAAAGCACCTGATATTAATTTCAGTGTTCCTGTAGCTTTTCTTGCTGGTTACTTAGAGGCACAAAAATTAGGACTCCCTGATAAGTGGGCAGCTCTTAGAGGAGAAGAAGTAGCACATCAAGCTCAATACGGATATACTAAAATATCATCTTCCTTCGGTTCATCAGGAATGAGAATGTTAGGAGTCTTTACATCATGGCCTCTTAACTATTCTTATTTATTAAAAAATATGTTACAAGGAAAAGAATCTGAAGTGTATTTAGATTATGCCAGAGAAACAGGAACACAAGTAAGACCTCATGAAAAGTTTTCAGAAAAATATGGAAGTGCGATGAAACATTTAGCTGTTGTTGCAGTAGCTTATACAATACAAGCTATGACAGATATGCAAGCTACTCAATATGTAGGAGTTGGTTCTCCTTTCCAACTAGCTAGTAGTATTTTAGAAGGAAACCTTCCTGCAATACAGTGGTCTGAAAGTATGTATAAAGTAATGGCTGAGGGAGTTCCTGCTCTATTGCAAGGAGATACTAAAAAATTTATACAGAGTTTAGAAAATGTAAGTCCTTACCATCAAGCCACTATAAGAAATATGATAATAGGAGTAAAAGAAGGAACTAGAAATCCTTGGGAACTTTTCTTCTACTTACAAAGTGTGGATGAATTTAAAGGTACCATGGAAAAACTTTCGGAAGGCATGGGAACAATGCCTAAAATAGGAAGATAAAAAAATAATAAAAAAGGAGTATTATTATGCGTATTATTTTTCTGACTAAAAATAAAGGATTGAATTCTTTAGAGTTACGAGTAAGAGAAGAAGGATATGAAACAAAACTTAATCCTGATAATTTAATTAAAGAAGGAATTAAAGTAACAGATTTTTCTCAGTTTCCAAATACTGATTTTACTATCGGAGCTGGAATTTTTCATTCTTCTTTAGACGCTCCAGGTTATAACAAGTATATATCCAGTCTCACAACACAAGTTCTTAAAGAACCTCCTAGCGAAATACAACACCTCAGTTGTTGGTTTAATGGAATAGATTTTGTATATCCTCCTGTTTTAAGCATTCCTTATTATAAACTTATGGATGGAAATTTAGGACCTGAGACTCCTAGTATGGGATGTGTTTTAGAGCGTCTAAAAAAAGAAGATCTTCGATTTGCTAGTTTGTTAGAACTTAAGCCTATTTTAAGAAAAGTAAACTATATGGGAATGATAACATTAGAAGGAAATGCTAATAAATATTTTCAGACTTATAGAATACTACCTTACTTTCAGTATGATTTATTATATGCATTTTACGAAGGAGTACAAGAAGAAATAGGAAGAGGATTACATGAAATAGCTCAAGGGATAAAAAGAGAGTTTAATTTTCCTAGTCCTTATACAATAGCTATTCGTATTTCAATACCTCCTTATCCTTATCCTTCTTTAGTAAGTGATGAGCAAGAACTTATCGGTTATAATAAAAATAATAAAAAACATATTTGGTTACAAGATGTAACACAAACAAAATCTGGTGTGAGTAGTAATAAGGGTTCTGGAAACATTGCTACTATTACTGCTCGGGGCAAAACAGTGCGAGAATGTATGAGGCGGGCGTACCGTACTGTAAAAAATCTAAGTATCAAGAACATGCAATATCGACATGACATCGGAAGTAAGTTTACCACCTAAAGTTTTTTCTCCTTTCTTTTAGGTGGGAAAAGAGCTAGTCTTTCTTGCTCAAGGCTAGCTCTTTGTTTAATTAAAAATAATTTCAAATTTTGAAATTTATTTCTCCTTTTTTTAAGTAACAGGTTTATCAAAAGGTGTATCTTCCTCAACAGGAGGAACATCTGTTCTTTTCTTTTTATAGATTTTTGTTTTCTGAGGATTCACATAATTATATACTATTCCTCCTTTTGTATTAGTATTAAGTTCTATGAATTGAGCCTCAAGTAAAGTATCTAAAACTTCTTTTAAGCGTTTAGAGTCTAGTAAGTGATAAACTTTTTGTTGCAAATTAGAATGAGCTATTCCTACAGGAGCTTTCTTAATTATATTCATAACTTTGTTGGCATCGAGTCCTAAAGAACTAGACGCTAACATACGTAATGTTTCTGGCATATGCTTATCATTTTCCATTAAAGCTCGTAAAGCACTTTCAAAATGCTCTAACGTAATTATCATATTATCATTTTCAGCGACAGAAAAACACATACTAAGTTTTAACAGAATATCTTCTGTCCGCACTACTCTTTCTCCTGAACCATCTTTATCTTCTTTTTCTAGCATTTCTTTCCTATGACTAGTGTACCATTCTATATACCATTCTCTAGCCTCTTTTGTCATAGCAAAAGGTCCTGACAAACGTCTTATTAATGAAAGATCATGAATTAAATTTTCTTTCATCTTATGATGTTCAGGATGTAATATAGGAAGAGGATTTATTTTATCAGAAAAACTTTGATAAACAAAATTAATTCTAGAAGTAAAACCTCCTCCAACAGCGTCAGGAGGTATGGCAAGGCGTAACCATTCAGGGGTAGAGGCTGCTATCATATTAATACAAGTATTGTAAGCTACCTCAGGTCCTCTACTCCTAGTTTCATATTCCCATTCATCACTACAATCATATAATGAAGTTAGGATAGCAATAAGTCCAGAAGAATAAGCTTCTTTTCCTAAAAAGATAGAAAGTTCATCTACTGCTACAAGAGCTGTTGCATTCTTTATTACTTCTCCTGTTTGTGTATCTATCCTACATTGATTTACTAGAGAGCCTATAAGAGCCTCAGGTGTTATTTTTTGGGAAAATAAAAAAGGAGGATCTTCTATTTGTTTTAATAATTTTGTTCCTATTTTAATAGCTGTAGACTTTCTACATACAGCAGAGTCTGCTACAAGTATTATATATAAGTTAGGAAAGATAGTATAATATGCCATATCAATAAAAACATTCCTTTCTAAACTAGATGCTATCATAGAAAGCCCTACCCATAAGTGAAAAGTTTTAGGAGACTCTTGCCATTCGGTATAACGTAAGTATTCTTTTAACCAATTATCTTTTATTCTTCTCATCTTATCACTCCTTTCACCTCCTTTTTTATTAGCATATCAATGCACCTCATTCCAATTCATTCCATATTGTACTCCAACAGGTATTTTTAAAAGTTTCCCATTTACTTCAATAGGCACTGACATCCATTTAGCCATACTATGTAAAGCCTCTTCAAGCTCGTTGCCTTCCATAATAGGAGCTTGTATTACTACTTCATCATGAATATTAAACACAAGGTCCCAATCTTCTGGTAAGTTACAATAGACTTGGTACATACCTCGTAAGGTTAAATCTGCTACAGTAGATTGAGGTATATAACTATACGCATCTCGTATTAAACTATCACTCCATCTTCCAAAAAAGATTCTTTTTCTTCCCATAGGAGTTTCTAATAATCGAGTCTTTCCTAATTTTTGTTCAATAGACATATGCCACATTTTTATTTTAGGAAAAGTATTATGAAAAAGATTCATTTTATCTATAGCATCTCGTTGACTCATCCCTGTAAGCTCTGCAAATTTCCTAGGACCCATTCCATAATTACTAGCATGTACTATTCTTTTTCCTAACTCTCGTTGTTCTGTAGTTACGTTTTCATAGGAAGTATTAAACATTATACTAGCTACTCTCTTATGAACATCGCCTCCTGCCTCAAGAGCATCAATTAACTTTTGATCATCAGCCAAATAAGCAACGACTCTAGCCTCTGCTTGCGATAAATCTGCTGAGATAAACATCTTTCCTTCGTCAGGAATAAAAACTTCTCTAGCAATACCTCTTGGAACATTTTGTAAATTTCCTCCTGTACCATAAATACTTTTTCGAGAGGCTAATCTACCACTTTCAGTTCCTGTTAACAAATAACTACATCGAAATCTATCATCATTATCTATAGAAGCCTCTAAATAAGTAGATACTAACTTAATAAGACCTCTTATTTCTAAAACTAACTCAAAGATTTTATTAGGAAATTTTTTAGCGAGCTTTTGAAGTGTTGTTTCATCAGCAGTAAGACCTCCTGATTTTTTATTATATTGAGGAGGAAGACCTAAATCTTTATATAAAAAGTTACACATTTGTTTTGGAGAATTAACGTTAAGATCATAGCCCACTATTTCATTTAATAGTTGTTGTTTTTCTAAAATATCTTTTTTCATGCTTTCAGCAGCTTGTGCTCTTTTTTCCTTATCTATAAGCACACCTCTCATTTGCATATCAATAAGAGGATCCACTAATACATGAACATGGTGATGATAAAAATCTCGTACTCCAAATTCTTTCATCTCTTGTTCTATTTTTAAAGCACATTCTAAAGTAACCATAGCATCCAAACAATTATACTTATAAAATTCTGTTGTTATAGTATCTTTATAATAAGGTTGATCTGTTAAAATACTAGTTATAGTATCCAATCCTTTAGGAAGTTCAGGATAGACACAATGCCAAGCATTCATTGTGTCTAACCAAAAGTTTTCAACTTTTATTTTTAAAAGCTTTTTGATAAAAAAGATATCAAAATTAGCGTTTTGTGCTATCTTTTTAGCAGGACAAGTTAAAAGTCTTTCTATTTCTTTCCAAACTATCATTTCCTCTTCAACTTGCCAGAAATTTTTATCATACAAACAAATAGGAATTGTAAATGCATGACTAGCATTATTACTAAATCCTATACAACTTATTTGATTGTTATTAGTTTCTATATCGAAAGCTATATACTCACTTTTGATATAAGAGTCTACCATTTTACTTAATTCCTCTAGACTTTCTATAACTTGATAAGTTCTAGGAATTTTTCGTACTTCAGGAAAAGCAGACTCTTCTTTAGCTCGTTTTAAATCACATATCACAAGAGGAAAATAATCCCAATTTTTCATTACTTTATCAGGAGCTATAGTAGGCATAACCTTAAATGATGTCCCTGAAGTAGTCATAGTTAATGTAACAGAACCTCTTCTTTTAGAAACTAAAGTCTGCCCTGTTAAAGCTTTAAGAGCCTCGTCTCCTAACAAAATTATAATATTAGGTTTTACTTCTTCTAATTCTTTATATAATCTTTTATAACTTTCTAGCAACGCCTCTCTAGGTTGTTTCTTTCCTTTATCATAATAAAGCTCCCCAAAATTATTTTTAACAGGACGAACTAATGTTACTGCTGTTATATAACAATCCTCTCGTTGTATTCCTCCAAGTCCTAAGAGTCTATCTAATAGTTTTCCATTATTATCAGAAAAAAGGCTACCTATTCTATCATCTTCTGCCGAAGGAGCTTCTCCTACAATAGCTATTTTTGCATCCTTAGGACCTGAAGGTTTAATCATTTGTATCCTCCTCTTCTAAAGAGGTACTAAAATTTTTATTTATTTCTTCTACTCTATCTAATATCCTTTCATAATAGTTTTTATCTTTTTCACATGTTGTACATTCTCTATCTGTTTCCATACATGCTGCTAAAGTAGAACCACTTCCTCCTACGGGATCGTAAACAGACTCTCCTGGGAACGTACAAGCATCAAGAAGTAACCGAAGTAAACTAAGTGGCTTTTCATTAGGATGATATTTTTTATTAGAAGGAACTCTTTTCTCTGTAAAAACGTTACAATAAGTATTGTTAAGAAGTCTTTTTCCTTTACGACACCAGAACATAGGTTCATAAGCATAAGTAAATACTTCTCCTGTAGCAGCACTACTACCTGATTCTTTATTCCAAATTAACGGAACATTTTCTACTACAAAACCTACGTTTTCTAGAATCTTTTTAAATTCCATATAATTTGTCATGGCAAAAAAGAAGATAGCATGCCTATCTTTCTTTAGTACTCTATATAATTCTGGAACAGCTTTCCTAAACAACTCAAGAGCACCATATTCTGAGTCATCGTAATCTATAGTTTCCTTTCCTCTTTTACCAAGTCCATGAGATTGTTGCACATCTATACCAAAAGGAAAATCTGCAAGTATCATATCAAAACTTTCATCTTTCATTTTTTTAGTAACAGCTACGCAATCTCCATGAATAACATTAGGTACTATTCTTTTACCTCTTCTTTTTGCCATCTCTTCTCTTAAAAGATTTTCTTGAAGCTTCCTAAATTTTTTGCGAGCAGCATCTTTTGTTTTTTCTTTAGCTAAAACAGGAAACATTTTAACAGCTTTTGCAAGAGCGATATCCATAGAAATACCACCTGTACTTTTATCTAGAGCAGTTGCAGTATCTTTAATTCCCCATCCTTGGTCACCTTCTGTAGGAAGTGCTCGTTTTTGAACTCGTGAACCATGTATAGAGCGTTTAAGATCGTGTAAGCGAGCTAACGCATCCACTTCCTCTTGCCAGGTTAAACTTTTTCTATGAATATTTTCCTCTAATTCTATTTCTAGTTTTTCTTGAATAGATAAGTCTTCTTTAAACCTAACTTCAATAGTCTTTTTTCCTAATTTTTGATGAGCTTTAAGTCTTCTTTCTCCAGCTATTAAGTGTAAATCTTTATCTACTATTATAGGATGTAATAAACCATAATGTGCTATTGAAGTAGCAAGACCATCTATATCACCAAATTCTTTTCGTATTCTAAGATCAACTTTAATATCATCTATTTTTACTTCTTTATTCATTCTGTTTTCTCCTTCTCTCTAAAATGCATTTGCCATAAAATATTAACTTTATGTTCTATCTTTAATACTCTATTTGTCACTAATTTCATTACAGTTATTGCTATCACAATACCTAAAGTATAACCTATTAAAAAACTTGGCATGTCCATAAATTATGCCTTCTTTCTTTATATTAAGATAAGGACAGGGTAAGAACCCTTTCTGGCTTTTAGTTATTATGGAGGATGCCAGAGGGAATGAACCCCTGTCCCGACCTTCTTTTTTGTTTCTAATCTTTAAAGATACAATTTAAATAAAGTATAAATTCTTTGATTTATTATAACATGACCTTCCGTAACAAACTGTGCTACAGCTCGAGCAACAGCTTGTTCTGTTGAATCAGCTGTAACATCTCTTTTCCACATAACATAAGCTTTCTTTTTCTCATCATAATCTACAATATATACTTCATATATAGCTAAACAATTCATATCTTTTTTGCTCCTTTCTTTATGTGCTTGATTAAGTTGTGCCTCAATATGATATCTCATACTATCAGCTATATCTGTTTCACGTTTTTTATTTTTACAAGGATAATCTTCTGCGTATTCTACTAAATTTTTATCTATACCCATAATTAAATAAAACTGCCCCCAATAAACTGAGGGCAGCATCTCCTTTCATAAATTTCTAAGATACAGGAATAAATCCTGTAATTTCGTTACGAGGTTCCCCTTGCCAAGTGCTAATATCTACCTTAGCTATAACTTCACAGCCATACACATCCTTACAGTTTGTATTAGGATCAAAACTAGCACCCCAATCAAACTTACATTTTTCCAAAAAAGATTTTAAATAAGGTAATCCTTTTTCAGTTATATTATATCGCTGAAATAACATTCTACCATTATGTTCTCCTTCACTAATTACTAATTGCCATGTTATCATTGGATCTCCATTTCTATTTTTAGTTATCTTATGTGAATACACTCTAGTTAAATATTCTCCTTTAGGTACAGGTTTTCCTAAACTCTCAATCTTATCAAAATTAATGTTATTAAGTTTCATATTTCTTTATCCTTTCTTTTTTATTTATTTTTTATTTTTTATTTTACTTGAGGATTCTTTTTTATTCCTCCTTTCTTTCAATCCTCTAGTTTTCTATAGCCTTTTGCTTTCTTTAAAATTGCCTGAAAATCAGGTTCTTCTAAAGCATCTAAACCTTGCAAATTAGAACCGCATTTATACTTACGATAAGGATGTGTCCTTACTTTATAAGTAGTTTTTCCATCTCTAGTAGTCTCTACTTCCATATGATAAACCTCATCAAACCACATACCAATTCTTCCCGGAAATTGTTTACCATAAATAAGAGGTGTTATAAATATTTCCTGTGTAGTTTCATCTTGTATCATTTGTTCATGAGCTGTTACAATAATATGTTTGGGAATACTAGTTAGGTCAGATAAAAATTGCCTCATTAAAACCATAAACTGTCCATATTCTTGTATTTGAGGAGGCCTATCTAACGAATTATTTATTCGTTGGATATTTCCCATTAACAAATCTTGTAACGAACTCAGACTATCTATAACAATAGTTTCTATGTCTTCTCTTTCACTTACCTCTTTTAATTTTTTTAGAAGAGAATTCCAAGCATTATTACCTACAAAAGTTTCGTATTCTATTTCTTTTCCTGCTAGCGGAAGCATCTTTTTATCTAGGTCAAAAAAGAAAGGTTTAGGTGCTGTTCCTGCAAAAGTTGTTTTACCTGTCATGTAAGGTCCCCAGACTAAAACTTTAACAGTATCAAAAGTTAGGTCTTTTGTGTTAGGCATTTTTTACTCTCCTTTTTCTTTATAATTTCTATAAACTTCTTGTTGCTGTGTGCTAGTTAAATCTTCAAAACAATTTACTTCATACTCATCAAGAATATCTAATTGAATATCAAAGTCTAAGTTATAAAACCAAGTATCGTAATCTCTCATTTTATTTCCTCCTTTCCTTTTATTTTTAATAGCGTTCCACACATATCGCAGTAACATTTTTTATACAAAAGAGCCCAACCATAATAAGTCTTACCACATAAAGAACAAATTATTTTAGGCATTATAATTCCTCCTCTTGTCCTAATAAAGAATTCCATTTAACTTTTTTATAGTCTAATTCTTTTAACTTATTATTGTTTATAGTAGAACATAAAGGCAAATATTCACAACTACTATTAAATTTAAAACAAGAAGACTTATTTTTATAAACTACACCTCGTTTCATTTCCTCTGTTATTAAGACTATTTGTTCTATAGCTAAATCTAATTCCTTATCTGTCCTTCCTACAAGACCTCTAAAAAGATCATCTCTTCCTACTTTATTTTCTCTAACTCTAATAGCATCTATATAAGCACCATTACAAGCTCCTACAAGCTCTCTACAAGCTATACAATATATATCTATTTGAAACTCATACCTAAACTTATCCATAAAAGATGCTCCAAGCTGAGAAGTAGTTTTTGTTTCGAAAACATAAATATAACCCATATCTTCTACTATACCATCAGCTCTTCCTGATAAAATAACATCGTTAGGCAAAACGATACTAAAAGGAGTCTCGGTATGTCGCCAAATAAGAGTCTCATTTTTATATTTCTTATCATATTCTTCTAATAAAAGAATTCCTTTTTCTACAGTTCTTCTAGTGTCATGAGTAGTATTTTTATAATCTGTTTTAAAAATATGTTTAGCTTTTATAATATCTTTAGAAATGTGATAAGATTCTAATGCTGAATGCATCGCCTTACCAAAACTTAAAGGTGCTGCTGTTTTTTTAGGAGCTAAATGTTCAACATGTCGGTATTCATGATGTTGAGGACATCGTAACCAAGATGAAAGCCTAGAATGGTCAACAGCGTCTATTGTTCTCATTTTATTTTCTCTCCTTTTTTCTTTTTCCGATAACCTTCTTCCATTTCTGGTAGCCAAGCTCTTTGAATGCCACACCTTTCTTCTTCGGTTTCACTATTATAACAATCCTTACATAGCACTGGGTAGCCATGAGGTTCTTCAAAAAATATTCCACAATGACAACACATTTGACCATCTACCGTTGCATCAGCCATCCATCCCATAATTAATCATCTCCTTTCTACAAATTTTTTATTTCCTTCCACAACTTACAGTTTTCCTCGTGAAGGTCTTTGAGGGAGTTGATACAATGTTCTGTAAAATCATCAACATAAATATATATATTTGGATTTGTACTTTTTAAATATTTATCTCTATCATTTTCCATTTCCTCGATATTAGTCATTTTGAGCCTCCTTTATATAAAAAACATTCTAAACCAAAATCCAATAGCAAATCCTACTAAAAAAGTACAGACATAATTTGCAAACCATTCAGGGTCTTTTTTCTTCATTCCCCACCTCCGAGATATTCGGTTTCAATCAAATTCATTGCGTCATCAAGTGTAAAATCTGCTGGTGTACTATTATCTAAAATAGAACACCCCCATTTTACAGATAGCCATCTCCACATCCCCTTATACTCCTCATTCTCTTTTTTTAATGCCTTATTTTCGGCTTGTAAGGATTTGAGCAGGTGAAAAGTTTCATTTCTTTTATCTAATATTTCATCAAATTTATCTTCTGGGGTTACCTCTACAATATAATCAAGATAATCTTCAAAATGACTATCTAAAAATTCAATCGCCTCTTTAACTTCCATTTATTTGTCTCCTTTTTTCTGTTGCGCATCTAATTTTCTTTGGAGCTCTAAAAGCTGTTCAAAATTATCTAAGGTTTCTTGAGGCAAACTTTCTTTACAAACTTTAGGTTTTTTTAATTTAGAGGCTTTTACTTTCTTAACAGGCCTAGCTCTCCGAAAGTTTCTAAGGTTTAAAATAGCTTGTCTTAACTCTTCATCAGTCATATCTTTAAGTTCACTACCCAAAGCAGGTTGAATCAATATAAGGTTTTCAAGTTTATCTATTGTTGCATTACCTGCGTAATAAGAAGGAGCTGTAAAAATAAGACCACAATCTTCTCCATCTATCCAGCTTATTTTAGCCTTTAAGTCTTCTCCACTAGGAGATTTAAAACCAACCAGGTCGTTTACTTTTAGTCTCTCTTTTTCCATTTTCTTTCTTTTTCCTTTCTGTTACGGAGCCATGGGCTCCTTTATATAAATAATTTTCTTTTATTTTTTTGTTAGCCTCTTCCACAGACTCTTCTCCAAAAAAGACTTTTAGCATATGAATAGTAGGTAAGGTTAGGAAAGATCCATTTTCTGTTGTCCATCCATCCTTACGTTCATTTAGAAATATAAAACCTCTATTATTTTTAGTTATTTTTAACATTGTTTCCTACCTTACTTTTAATAGATAAAAATAATTTCAAAATTTGAAATTTATTTCCCAAGTTTATCTAATAGAATTTTACTTTTTTCTGCCTCATCTAAAATAAGATATAATCCCATAGCTTGTTCCATTAAAGTATTCATACTTATTCCTACCCTACTTGTGTATTCTTTTGCAGCATACCATACATCAAATGTTACCCATGCTTGTAAATTCTTCCTTCCTGTTCTATCTACTTCAACAGGAGGTTTCTTTTTAGCTTGAATTTGTTTAAACCTCTCTAATTGTTCTTTCGTTAAACTCCGTACCATAGTTTATATATCTCCTTTCTTTAATTTTTCCTGTTATTAGGATACGAGTTGTTTCTTCTAAAAATTTTCGTAGCTGTTCATTTTTCCAAAGAATATCATTCTCTGAAAGCTGTAAGTTTTCTATAGTTTCGATTAAACTACTTATTTGCTTTGATACTTGTTTCATAAGTTTTACCTCCTTTCTATTTCTTCTATTAATAAATTACTAGCTTGTTGTATTATAGCAATACTTAATTCTTGTTCCCTAATTAATTTCCTATTTTCAAGAACATAAGTTCCTAAATCTTTAACTTGATACGATAGACTTATTAGCCCTAACAAAATAGCTGTTAGGGCTACAACTAATAAAATTTTCATCTATTTATATACCTCTTTTTCAAACTTAGCTACTTCAAATCTAGGATTATCTTCTATTAACATTTCTTCAAGTCTTCTAACTACTAATTCTACCGTAGATAGTTCTTCATCTACTAAAGATTGATAATGCGCTCGATTTACACTTTCTAAAAAACTAATATCTTCAATTTCTTTAATTGTTTTGTTTAGAGTTTGAGCAAGTTTTAAATAATGTTCTTTTGTAAACATCTTTTTATACCTCTTTTTCAAATAATCTCATAACTTCTTCATACTGTTTCATAGCATTAACTATTGTTTTTTCATTTAAGTAAATAATTTTTAAAGGTTTCATAGCGTAAAAAAGCATACCAAAATCAAAAATTGTTCCGTAGCTCCGACCATCGTAAAACATATGAATTTCATCAGCCCAAAATATACTATTTTTATTTTCTGTTATTATAGATAGCTCTTTTTTATACGAATAATCGAAACTAGGAAGTCTTACGTCATAACCTTTCTTAATTAAATCTTGCTGATGTTTGAGCATTTTATCTTTATAACAAGTACTTCCTATTATAAAAATCCTTTTTTTCCTTATTTTAGCTTTATTTTTTATTTTAGCTTTACTTCTTATTTTAGCTTTATTCATATTTATCTAATTCCTCCTGGCAATAATTTATAACATCTTGTAAAGCAGAGATAGGGGAGAAAATTAAGTCTCCCCCACCTATATCTATAAAACTATTTTCTACTATTTCTATTAAATGATCTCGTATTTCATTAGCTAATGTATCATCATTTTTCTTGTTTTTCTTGTTTTTCTTGTTTAACATTTTCTAATACCTCATATTGTTTTTGTTTTGTTAGTTTCTTAGCTAAGAAAAACCTAATTTCTATTGATTGAGGATACACTCCAAAAATTATTCGAATTACAGTAGGATCTTCTAAATAATTCATTGAAAAAGAAAGTTCTTGGCTTTTTGCCCATGTTTTAACTTTTTGAATATCTTCTAGTTTTGTATCAAAAAGAGCTATATCTAAATAAGAAGATCTAGTATTTTTTTCTGTAAGTGCTAAAGTCTTTCGTATTATAGTAGCTTGGTTTGTTGGTGTAAATCTCATTTTTAACTTCCTCCTAGAAATAATTTCAAATTTTGAAATTTATTTTAAAACTTTTTGCGAAGTAAACTAGCTTGAGCTTGGACAAGATAGTTTTCCGCTAACCCAAAAGCTTTAAAAACTTCATTAAGTTTAGCAATATCAAGAACGTTACTAACGTTTATAGGTGCTTCGGTAAAAAGATCATAAACTAATTGTTTGTTTTCTTCATTCTTTCTTTTAATTCCTTCTATTAAGTAAAAATAATCATCTGGTCGTTTCATTTTACTTTCCTCCTTTTCTTATTTCTATTTTTTTATTCTAAAAAAGTTTTTACTCTTTTATAGTCTTTCATTTGTTTTTTTGTGAGCTTTAAAGTATAAATCTTTCCATCTTTACACACTTTATCTATATCCCATATATAAATAGAACCTATTTCGGTATAAATTCCATATATATTAGCTATCCTTATATTCCCTCGCCTATTGTCTAAAATTTCACCGTACCATTCGAGCCCAATTTCTTTAATAATATCTCCTTTCTTAATATTATTTGATAAAATTGTTTCGTTAGTTAAAGTAGCATTATTGAAAGCATCTTTTATTTCTTTATGAGTTTTTAGTTTCAATTTTAATTTTTCCTCCTTTTTTTATTTTTATTTTTATTTTTTGCCTAAGTATCAATTACTTTTTAATTGTTTCAAAGCTCGAAACCAAACCTAAGTTTGTTTAATAAATAAAAAAATAGCCTAAACTTAGTTAGTTAAAATTTAGGCTATTTTATTTAGAAGTTATTTTAATATAGGATCAATATTTTGTAAAAAATAATCTTGACCGCATGTTTTATCGGCTAGGCAAATTTCAAGTAATCTATTTATATTTTGTTTAACGATTGGAATTGAAACATAAGACCATCCTCGAAATCTTGCCTCTTGCCTCCAAGCATTATTATCTATTTTGTTTTTTGCGATCAATTTCACGGAAAGCTTAGATTTTTTAGTGATGTGGAAAGGTGATAGGCAAATTAGAAATTTCATTTATTTTTTTTTTCCTCCTTTTTTTATTTAAT